GAGTATTCTGTTTGAAATGTCCATAAATTAATTTTTGTGGGATTGTTTTTTTATAAAAAAATCGTCGATTTTTAATATAAATATGGTGTTGGTTATTAAGCCGACCACATATTTGAATAAAAATAAGAAGTTTTTTTCAAAAATTGAAGATATTTAGATATCTTATTTTTGAGATTGTTCCCTTTGTTTTCTCTTTTCTAAAAGTTCTTTTACTCTGTCTTTTTTCTTTTCTTCTTGTTGTTCTTCAAATCCTAAGAAAGTAACTGAGGATTCTGTATCGATTTCCAATAATTCGTTATTGAATTTGCAATTCTCGAACACGACTCCGTCTTTACCTAGTCTCGACTTTGTAATTGCAATCGTAGCCAAGTTCATCTCTTTTTGTTGAAGTGTTTTTGCAACCGTAATGATTACGTGTCCGACTTGTGCTTTCTTGATAGAACCTCCCATTTGGTCTGTCGTTACAACTTCAGATGATATAGAACTTCTATTACCTTGTGTTGCTGTCCATCCAGCAATACTAAGTTCATGACACATAGCTTCAAAACCTCTCATAACCGAACCCTCAGCTTTCCATTCATCTTTCGAAGATTGTTCTGGTAAAACACAATCTATGTAGTCCAATAGAATCATATCTATCTTAATACCATCAGCAATCATTTTTCTGACTTGGTTTTTGATTTGATTCATTGTCATAGTGTCGGAGGCTAACTTTTTCAAAATTAACCTATTCTTCATTGTTTCTTGAATTTCAGTTACTTTGTTGATAACCTCTTCTTTATGTTCCGCTAACCTGTCTGGTTCGATACCTGTCCAAATTGTAAAATGTTTTCTTTGTACGATTTTTGGATTGTCTTCGAAAAAGATTTGAAGAACATTATAACCCATGTTGAAAGCGGTATTTGCAATCTTAGTTAAGATGGTTGTTTTACCTACTCCTGTTGGTGCTAATATTACACCAATCTCACCTTTAGCCAATCCACCCTTGAGGAGGTTGTCGATTCCATGGATACCCATAGGGATTGGGTGTCTGTAGTCTTCATCCAAAACTGTATCAAGATTTTGAAACACGTCTTCTGTTCCTGTTTCGACTTGTCCAACCTGCAAGGCGTCTCTAATCAACCCTTCAACTTTATCATACGACTCGAAATCTCCTTCGTTGATAATTTTTTGTGCCTTCTCCATCGCCTTCTGAAGTTCTTGTTGTTTACAAAACTTCAGACCTCTTTCTTGTACAAATACTGAACCTTCGTGTGGGGCGTCCTTAATTTGCTTTAATGTGTCTAAAACTATTTTAGCTAAAAGCTCTTGTGTAACTTCGGCTTTTACTATCTGTTCTAAAGTGTCGAATGATGGTGATGATTCATATTTTTTGTGATACTCCTTAATCATCTGAATGATGGTCTTGAAGTATTTGTTGTCGAAATACGAACTTTCTAAAACATCGATTATTGCGGCAGAAAAGGTCTTGTCGAGAACTATTTGATTTATCAGCTGAAGCTGAAAGGTGTTACCTAAATACTCAAAATTTTTCATCATAATTTGGACCTCTCTCTTTAATTAAATATTCATTTACTAAGGTCGTAACCGAGGTAATCGAAATTTAATTTTACGTCTGAAAATATGTCAGTTAGTGTTCTCAAAATCTCTTTCAAATACGGTCTTACATCAACCGTATAACGAACTTTGGGTGGGAACATTTTTCCGTCGAATGTTCTATGACAAATTGTCTGTTCACCAAGTTTGATAAAGAGATTGAAAATTTCTGGTCCATCGGTAAAAGATGTTTCCATTACCTGAGGGTCATGCATGATAGCCTCTTTGTTGTCAATCATGTAGACAACTGTCTTCATTTTCAAATCATACTGCAATGTCTCTGAAACGTCTTTCATGAATTCATACAAATCCATTGAATTTTTTGCTTTGGGATTATAACCCTTTACGTTAAAGAATCTTTGAACGACGATGTTATCATTCAATGTGAGAAGAAATTCTAATTTTGTAATTTCTTGTTCTTTCATGTTATTTATTGTTTTTGATTATTTTTTGAATTAGATAAAAGGAAATTCCGATTAGAATAAAACCTATTCCTCCTAGTCCTGGGGAATCGTCTATTTCACCAAGTACAACTAAAACCCCTCCAATTGCAGAAACGCAACTTAAAATTAAACTTTTTATTGTTATCATATTTTTCTTTTTTCTTTCCTTGTCAGTTTCATAAATGGTTTCAGGAAATTCACCCAAGCTTCATCATTTTTTGGAAGAAACTTGAACATCCCGTCTTGGACCATCATTCTCATAAGATTTTTATAACCTCTGTCTGTAGGGTCTAAAGTGTCTTTGTAGATTTGTTCCACTAAATCTTTACCTTCATCAGTAATTAATGGGTCTGTCAAATCCACAATTTTCCTATTCATTTTATAGAACTCTTCTCCAAGTATACCATTTTTTGACTTACCAGTCAAAATATTGGATAAACTTTTAATAGGTTTTGTTTGCGGGATATTTCGTGCATTATCGAGTATTTCGTCGATAGTGCATGATTTTTCCTGCAATTCAGGGAAATATTTGACCAAAGTTTTTTCACCCAAACCTTCGATACCATCAATATTATCTGATTTGTCACCCGTGAAAACTTTACATATCAAAACGTTCTGATGTGGAATTTCAACCTTATTGATTACTATCTTATCCCCTTTTTTGAAATAGGTTTTTGAAACCGGCGAATAAATGGTTACCCTTTCGTTTATCAATTGTGTTAGGTCTTTATCACCCGAGAATATTATTATCTCTTCATCTATTGCAATCTTACAGTAATACGCAATTAGGTCGTCCGCCTCGTTATCGTGCATTTCGACTTGTCTGACAAATACCTCTTCAATGTATTGTTTAACACGAGACTTTTGAGTTAAGTATGATTCGTATTTGAACTCATTCATACTTAACCTTCTGTTCTCCTTATATTGAGGGTACAACTTTTTTCTCGCGGATGAGTTTGAATCTCCATCCCAAAATACAACAACCTTATCGTGATTGTGTTCCTCCAAAAATCGTCTCAGAGTATTAATGAAGTGATATACTCCACCAACATGAGAACCATCATTAAAGAGGTCTTTAGCTCCGTGAAAACCTATTTTGAATAAGTTGTCACCATCTACCAACAAAGTCTTTCCCACATTTAGTTTTTATAAGGTTTGGTTGTAGTATTGTTCTCCTTTTTGACCCATTGCATCTATGACTCTGAATAAAGGAACTAATATTGTTCCGTTAGTGTACACCTCTTGGTTATCCTTAAAACTATAATCAAGAATAAAGTCTACAATTTTTAGATGCTCTGCGTTTGTAATGTATTTCAATCTACTGCTTACAGATACATTGTTTTTGATTTCTTCTTTTGTCATTTGTTTTAGTTTTTATAGGGTTACGAATCTTCTTTTTCTTCTTTCAATATAAAATCACCATCGGTTCCGATAATCTCTTTCCAATAGTCAGCATATTCTTTCTTATATGCTTCGATAGATGTTTTTTCTTCTGCAGCTTCTTTACCTGCCAAAAATCCATGAGGTGTGACAATAATTTTTCCGTCTTCATAACCAAGACCATTAATATGGTTTTTCAATACCGACACTTTTGTTCTTGTTGCAAACTTAACACTTCTTTTGTCTTTAGTAGCAGTAATTTTATTTGTACCCGCCCCTTTCTGATTACCGAACAAAAATACCAAAGATGAGTTCAACCAAATGGATTCGCCACCCTTAGCCTTAATCTTGGGTTGTCCAAATGGATTATCAGGAAGTTCAACCCAAGGTTGGTTGATGATAATTAATGTGTTTTCAAACTTGGAGTCAGCTTTTCTCGAGCCTGAAATTCTTTGGTTAATTCCCATTCCTATCTTATCCGCCAGTGTGGATGCGTTGTGTTGTTTACCACCTTTACCTTCATAAGTCATTTTACAAGGTACAGAACCAACTGAGTCCCATATGAAACATAAACTATATTCAAGTTCACCTTTTTCCTGTGCATCGATTAGTGAGTTAATATAATCAGTGATTTGTTCAATATAATTGAAATTATTGTTGAAAATAAAAAATCCATCCCAATCTAATTCCCCAGTATCTTGGTCAACGGTTTCTTCACATTCAAAACCCATCAGTCTTGCATGTTCGAAGGACCACTTCTGTTCTGTAATTATGAAAACAGGAAGGATACCCTTCTTTTGTGCATCTACCGCAGTTTTAATTGCGGCAGTTGTTTTACCTGTATCCGAATGACCCAAGAACATATTCAAGTGTCCAATTGCAGGACCAGGTAGTCCAACAGCGTCCAAGAAGTCTTCACCTAAATCGAAGAACCTTTGTGGTTTATATTTTGCGGAAGTTGAAAACTTCTTCTTGATATCATTAAATTCGTTTTTCTTAATTGCCATTTTGAGTTTTTTTGAAAAAAATGGGTGGAGTTGTTCACTCCACCCGTTATAAATTAGAATGGTAAGTCACCATCTGGTTCGTCACCAGCTTGTGGGTCAACATAAGATTTAGTTGACTTACTACCACCCATAGATGTTTCTGATACAGTACTGTCACCATAAACGTAACCACCTTTTTCAGAATCCCATTTCGGTGTTTCACCTCTTGCTATAGCTTCAAGATACTCCACAGGCTTTTTAGAATAAACGTCGAGCCAGGTTAGTTCGTCGTTAATCCAAGCTTTTGCTTGGTCTTTTTCTTCATGTACCGGTGATGGGTCATCATACATGATGGTTGATACAGTTGTATATTCTTTACCCTTTGGAGTCTTGGATTTGCTGAGTTCGATGATAAGGTCTCTTCCTTTTTCGGGGTCGGTGATATCACCTTTGTTTCTCCAAATTGGAATAATTTTATCCAAGATACCGTCATTTTTATAATTGTGTTTGAATCTCCAAAACTTTGGTCCGTCTTGTTCGTTATCACGGTCAATAACTTTTACGATGTAAAACTTACGAGATTTGTACTGTTTAGCAAGTTCTTTGTCTGACTCTTTACCGGTAGACATAAGCTCTTCATAAACTTCATTCAAAGGAGAACGTTCGTTGTCATTTTTTCCTGGGTCATAGAATTTTTGCCATTGACCACCAACTTGGATTTCATGATACCAAGCTTCTTTGAATGGTGAGGAACCATCTGGAGTTGGGAGAATCCTAACTCTTCTTTGTCCTGTTTTTTCTTTATCACCCAAAATGAGGGCGAAATACTTTTTCATTCTTTCGTCTTGCGACATTTTGTTTTGGGCCCCGCCCGATGTCTGATTCTTTTCGTACTGTGCCAATACGGCGTCTAGTGTGTTCATGTTTATAAAATTTATAGTTTAATTATAATAAAAAGTGTGACTTCAGTCAAATTATAAAGGTCTCCTAAGAGACCTTTATTTTATTAATATTTTATTTCTGTATCCCCTGGTTGGAAACTATCTTTAACGTCTTTTTCCGTTATATCCGTAACTTGGTCCGAGGTTAATATATAATCTTTTTTTCCTGTTTTTTCCATTTCTTCTTTTTTGTCTTCGAAGAAGTCAGAAAGTTTTTGGTTGAAAGGGTATGAATCATATGCTCTCAATTCCAATTTTTCTTCAGGAGTTTTTACTCTATATTTTTCTATCTTGTTTTCTATGTCATTCAACTTAGTCAAAATAGAATCCATCTCAGATAACTTACTTTCCAAATTTTGAATCTGACCAAATAAGTTGTTGAAATATTCTTCTTGTTTACTTTCAATATTTTCCTGCGATTTAACTAAATCCGTAATTTCCAACTCTTCGGTACCGTCTTCTGATTTTTCTTCAGACTTTCCTTCGTTGTCAATTTTTTCAACTTCAGGGTCTGCCTCAACATCAATTGGTGTTGGTGGTACATCAGGTGCCGTAGGTTCAACGTCTCCAGCTGGTGCACCCGCTAATGCATCTCCACCTGGTGGCGGTGGGGGTGGTGGTGGTAATGTAGGGTCTTCTGTTGTTGGGGCGACTTGTTCTGTTAGATACTTGTTGATGTGATGATACCTTTGAATCTCACTCAAAATTTTTTTATCGATACTCATTTTTATCCGTTTAATAATTGTTTTATTCCTTTAACCGTTTCTACTTTAACTCTTCTATTTGCATAAACTTGGTGTCCTGCTCTTTCAATGAGACCGTCTTTTTCTCTTACAACATAGCACTCACCTGTATCCAAGTCACAAACTTCTTTTGTGCCGTCTCCGTTGTCTTGTTCGCTAAATCTAGTTTTTTTACCTAAGTAGCTATTCAAAATATTATTCAAATCCATAAAATTTGTTTCTTATAAATATGCGAAACTTCAGTGTTTTACACAAAAACGAAATTAGATGTAGTTTCGTCAGTTCCTCCTGATGTCACAACTTTTATTTTACCTGTCTGTTTTACAGTAGGTACAATTTTTAGTTGTGTATTAGTAATTTCTCTGACACTAACCGGTATATTGTTGAGGAATACTTTAGTGTTACCACTGAGGCCTGTACCTGATAGGGTTATTTCAGGGAATGTTGTTCCGTTGATTGTTGCACCTGTTGGACTAAATGAAAGTATCTTAGGTGGTATACATACATTATTTGTATTCGATGTTGTATTTTGATTGTTTGGCGGATTTTCTTTTTTCTCGGGATTATCTTTCTGTACGTTTCCTGACATCAATAATTTAACATCTAACTTTTGTAATTTCAAAGAAGTGTTGGTTGCCAGTGTATTGTATTGGACTAAACCTGCAGTCAATCTATCTCCGTCAGTCTTGAATATATTATTTGATGTTTTATTTGCTTGGAAATATGCAACGTCAGGGCCGGTGACAGGGAAGAAACAGTTGTAATATTGCCACAAACCTTCTTTTATAATCCTACCAATATTATTCTTCAACCTATCATACATGAATTCTAAAAATTTACCTAATGTATCGAAGTTCGCCCATGCGTATGTGTTCTTGTTGTCCGTAACACACATATATGTTTTTGTAAAAAGAGCTCGACTAGCACCAAAATCTACACTTAGGTTTATTGCCGCACTGTAATTATTACCGTAACCTATGAACTTATTTTCTTTGAAAGTAGTTGTGTAACAAATGGAGAAAATTGTGGCTTTCATTACTGGGTCATTATCATTTTTCTTAATCATTAAGTCATTAATCTCAGTAATCATTTGTTCCGCTGTGACCGTTGTTTGTACAAATTTAGTACTAACGAATTGCTCAGTTTTATAAACTTCCTTCACCGAGTTATCACATGAATTCTCGGTTGATGGTTTTTGTTTAGAATCACTTGGTTTTGCACTTGCTTTTTGAGCGTTTGTTGTTCCTTCAACTACAGGGACATCTTTTTTGTTTTTCAACAAGGTTTCTAACTTTGTCAATAAGTTTTGATTAATACTTTGTAGATACTTGTCAAGTTGAGGATAATCAAATATTCCTTGTCTTATACCTGTAAATTGTGTTTGGAAACTACCAGGTTGTATCGTATGTGTAACTTCTTGTATCATGTAAGGACCATTGAACATAGGTACATGTCTCAAGTTGAAATACATCGTAGGTTGAATCATTGCGTTTCCCAAAGAAACAACAGTGCATGGGTAACTTCTTTGTGTATAATAATTGTATAGTCCTGTGTTCTGCGTAGAATTACCCAAACCACTGACATTGTTAATCATATTCAATTGTTGTTGTACTGCTTCTGCGGTTGCCTTCCCTGAGTCTTGACCAACGTTGAATGAATAAAAAATATTTTGATTCCTTATTCCTATATCTACGTTGAACCCTACACATCTGTTCGAAGTTGCCCAGTCGGTTTTATTTTGCCAACTCTCAATCAAAGGGTTGTCGGACGCTCTTCTCAAATCGAATGCATCATCGCGGAATCTATAATAATTGTTTTCAGGTAGATTCAAGTAGTTCGAAGGTCTTCCTGTGAAAAAACAAACCATTTTAGGTCCCGATTTTCTATAATCAACATTCAAAAATGTACCCCATAAATTATTTGCGAAATCCAAAGTACCCTCAGGTTTTCTCTGTGAAACACCATCGACATCTTGAGCATTATAAAAATTCACATATGCCGGTAAATTCATGATTGTGAATTCATTGTCTATTAAAAGTCCGGCAATGAATGTATATACACTCATATTCATCTGAATTGAACCCTCTGAAAGTATTCTCTGTAATTTGAAGACATCGACTAATAAAACATTACCAATATCTCTAGACGCTCTGTCCAAAAATAAAATGTCTTCGAAGATTGTTTTGGTTTCATAATCTCCACCAGCAATCCATTTATCGTTCAAAGCTTTGAATGTTTCATAAAAACTTACTTTGGACTGTGTTCCATCCAGTATCGAAGGTTTTACGGTTTCAGGTAATTGACTCTGATTAGGTAATTTGGTCCTAACTTTATCTAAAACATCGTCGATGAATTTGTTTTGAATGTTACCACAGTTGTTCAAATAGTTTGTGATTGCCGCTTTGAATCCATTCGGTGTAACATTATTTTGTAACTTCTGAGTCGCATACATCTTAATCAACGGAGCTAATATTGTTATATTCTCGACCGTGAATTTTATATTATTGTCTATAAAAAAGTCTGTGATATATGAACCGTTGTTCTTATATCTCAATTGTTCAATAGTTGAAAACCCGACTTGTAATTCCAACTCTAACCATTCTTTAGGAAAGTTTTGTTTAGATATTCCAAGTGTTGTAGTTCCGTTTGATGAAGGTAGTGTGTTCTGTGAATATGGTTCAAAAAATATTGGGTCTGTAACGACTTGAGTTCCTCCGTGTGACAGAAAAGAGGCAAACACCCTTCTGTTGTATTCTGAAGGATTACCATATCTGAACAGAATATCGTACTGTAGAAAAGAGTTTATCTGATTTGATATTTGTGAGAATTGTTCGGTAATAGAATCTTTGAAGAATACTTGTTGGGGTCTCTTATTCAGGTTTGGTGGCACTAACATCATGTTCTTGAATAGAAGTTGGAAGTTTCTAAAAATATCATTTTGTTCTGATGGTAAGTTATTGTATGAACCTACTTGTACACCTCCTTCAATATCAACGAGTGGTTTTGTAAAATTCAAAAATTCTTCTTCAAAGCTATCCAAAATTCTTTTTTCGAACACACCGAAAACCTCATCAATTTTCATATATTCAGACAAATGTGAAAGTCTGAAAGGAACCATTTCTTCTGCATTTTTTTTATACACATTAGTGTACTCATCATACTGTGGTTTTTTTATTTTCGTTGTATCGAAATAACCATAATTTGAAGCTGCCCAAAATAATCTAGCGGAGCCATTGTACATTGCATTGTTACCTACAAATGTAGTATCCCCCTGCAAAGTTCCATAAGTTGATAAAGCATCTTTCGATTCGTTCACATCTATACCAAAAGAAGGAATTGTGTATAATCTTTCAATATTCGTTACTACTGTGGTATTACAATCAATAGTATTTGCAGAAACTTCTATATTAGCAGGTAACAACACTGACCATGGTTCTACGTTAAAAATTGTACCGTTTTTTCCAACAACATTGTTAATATTTGAACCTTGGAAATTGAATATCTGCATTCCTCTATTCATCGCAACTTGTATCTCTTGGTCTGTGTAATTGGAAAACAAATCATATCCGTTGTAAAAAACGTTGAAATCGTTTATTACTTTTGGATAGAATCCTGGTTGTATTTTAATACTATTATCCGATGTAGATTGTAACTGTATTGAAATTGTTTCGGATTTATTCTGATTACTACTTGAGTTTAAGAAAGTATATGTTTTGGAAATATCTCTATCCTTTGGGTCGTATGCACCGAAGTAATCGAAGTCAGTCCATACTTCATCTAAGAAGTCGATACCTGTTTGTTTGTATGTTTTGTATCTATTCCAAACTGAACCTATTTTTAATATCCATGCATATGGTAGTTTGTGAACAGCTCCGAATTTTTTCAGTGAGGCAAACATATAGTTCAAATCATCGACACCCAACGCAGTAGATGTTATTGTTCCATTAATCTCTGTAGTATTTGCAACGGATTTTAATTTTTCTCTCAATGATATCAGCGGTAATGAATTGATGAAAAGATACGCAGCCGCTTTGTATGGATTCTTATTACCTCTTCTCCACTTATCCACACCTTGTAATATAGAATTTACGAAAAACGGTGTATTCAAAATCGATGTTGAAGTTACCAAAGGTAGATTTTTTCCTGTACCCCATTCGTTGGTTGCTGGTGAATCTGAAAATGTTAATCCTTCAGTTGGTAATAAATCCTTCAGTCCTGTGTTAAGATAGTAATCATCTATTCTAACAGTACCTTCATATCTTTCGATAGGATTTTTTGGTTTCAAATAACCAAAGTTTGTAACAGGTCTGTTTGTTTTGTAATTTTGTAAATCAGTGAAATTTGAAATCACATTTTGTGCTTCATAGATTTTCAAAACTTTATTAGTGTCGTACCTCTTTGGGAAAATATTAGTATCATTACCGACTAAATTGTTGGAACACCATAGATTGTTAGTAAATGGATATGTGTCAATAACAATTGGATTAAAAGGTGTGGAGTCTATAACGTTTTTTAATTGTGGTGTAAGGGTTGCCAAATTGTTGTTCAATTCAGGACCAATCTCATTCAATTCTAAAACCGAAAAAGATTTATCAATCAATGATTTTAGATATGTTGTAACGAAGAAGTCCCTTATGAAATCTTGATATAATCTACCTGTTCCTTGATTTGAAAAACTATAGAGAGTGTTCTGATAGTTTCTTGCCGTTATATTATAATTCTTTAATTTATAAGAAAGGTAAGGGGAACTGATATTAATACTTTCGAATATGTTTTGACTCTCATAGTTTGAAACTAGCTCTAACAAATCACCTGTAGGTAGTTGTTGGACTCTACCTAATCCAGTAAAGTATGCGGTTACGAACTGTCGTTCCCAAATTTCATAGAAAAATCTAAGTTCTTGTTTGTTCCTATACGCAATGTTTCCTTGAGGGAATTCCAACGCATTTATATTAAGTAAATCAGTTGTATTATCAGTACTAGTTGGTGGCTGTACAATCGGAGGGTCAAACTTCATGGTTAACCCTTTGAGATACTCCTCAACAAATTCTACTTCAGGCCATTTGTCATATCTATATGCCTTGGTCAATTCTACAACTGATGGGTCTGCCAAATATTTTAATTGAAATCTTCCTTTTTTATCTTCGTTTGTTTCAACAAAGAATTGTGGCCACGGGTAAATTGGAATCTGAGCGCTGTTTAGTGCAGCACTTGTCCCTATCGATGGTGCATATTGTTTTGCATCAGAACTAACAGCCGACGAATTGTTCCCCAAGATTGCCGACTTTCTAATTGGGTCGTTTCTCAAGTTCCAAGCATCACTATGTACTTCATCCATCAACCTAATAAAACCTTCTGCAGATGCCATAATTATTCCTGTAATATTCCTCACTGTTGGTCTGAATCCAAGTCCTATCTTGTCGTCCTCTAATTTTTTAGCCAAATCTGCTGTGATTTGTGTCTCGAAATCACCCAACTTTTTATTGGCAATTGCTTCCATTTTCCTGATACTTTCGATGAAGAACTCCATATTGAATACGGGGTCTTTTAGTACTTCTGTTGTTTCAGAACCATCTTTTTTTACGAGCTTCGGAATAAAAAATTCAGAAAGTGATTTTTCAAAGTTGATAACTTCGGGTGAAGCAAGTCCACTAGCAAAAACACCTTGTTGTCTCAAGGTTTCCAAAAAATCTATATTCGATTTATCAAAACTATCTTTTTTGATACCATCTACAGTTATTGGGTTATTTATTGGAAATTTACCTGTACTACCCAAAGTTCCTGTATTTGCTAAACTTTGATTATTTTCTGTTACATATTTTGTTAACTGTAGTATTGAATCATTTTTTGCTTGTGCCGATAATCCATTTTTGTAGATATATAATTTTTTACCATCTTTAGTAATCAAAGGATTTGGGTTCATCCATGTAGTAAACCAAGAGTCATTGGACTGATATACTTGTTCATAGTATTTAACAAGTTTCTGTTTATAGGTTCTACAGTCCGTTAATGGTTGAACGTCCGCTTGGGTATACTGAGCCATTATTGATTTTTCGAAAACCTTAATCTTATCCATCAACTGGTAAAAAGTTATCTCAGGAAAGTCAGGTGCGAGTAAACCTTTCGATTTATAATCACTATATACTTGTAATATTTTTTCATACCCCTTCTCAGCAACTACAGAGCTTATTCCAACTTCGTTACCGTTTGTAGGAGCGGTAGCAACATTACCATTTGCAACTGATTGTTTGTTTACATTTTTCGGTGCATTAGTTGTTGGTGACAATGTAAACCTTGTTGAATACATGTGTGGGGCAGCTAACAGGTGCCCCATTTGTATTTCATTTAATATGTTAAACTTGTAACCTTTGAATTCTAACGAAACTTGGTAATTACCACTAAAAGAATTGAATCTCGCATTGAATTTCTCAAGTTGTAGTTGATATCTAATCGCCTGTCCATAATATCCTTTCATTGTTAAATAGAAAGGTGGATATGGCATATTGAAAAAAGCTGCGTAGGGGGACCTATCCCCTAATTGGAATAAAGCTTTACCTTGTACGTCTTCCAATTCTATGGTTACACTCGGAATAAAGTTCAATCCTAACCTGACGTTTATACTTGTTATACCCAATAACCCATTGTCAGCGGCACCCTCGATTCCGTTGTTAACAACCGCAGCCTTCACGTATGATTGCTTTGTCTGTGGATTACCAACAATTGTTTCTTGTGGTTGATTGATTCCCATTCCGAACTTGTTGGTTCTTGGGTCTTTACCTGTTGAGTTTAGTCCCGTCAACTCATCATAATATGATGTTGAAAAATAATCTTTCTCGTTTGGTGCCAAAAAATTAATCTTTGCAATCGATACTGTTCTAACCGCATCTTGAGGACTTCCACCTACAGCTAATTTTGTTCTTGGTAGAACTTCAGCTTCCAAGTTCACGAACATAACAAGGTTCTCATGGTCCACCAATCTTTCTTTGACGTTACCATTTGCATCAATTGTTTTGTTTGGGTCAACAACAATAATGTTGTTATAATCAAACTCAACTAAGATACCACCTGAATTATCCGGAACAAGATTGTTACCTACCATAATAATAAAAATGATTTTCTAATGACGCTTTATAATCTTGTATAGATGGTAGAAGTGGAAACGGAATTGTCAAGATAGCACCGTCAGGAATATAGTTTTCCAAACCACCGTATTGTGGATTAGCCTGTAATATCAACCACCCAAAAAATGGTGTACCATAGAAATCTTGTGAAACCTTATCTAACCTACTTCTACCTACCTTATATATGTAGGTCTTGTCTGAAGTCTTATTTGGTAAATAAACGAATGGTACAACGGTTTGTTCACCATTGATTAAAAAATCACTATATCTATTATAATACGCAAATGGCATTAGTTAAATTTTGTTTTTGTTATTACTATGTCTCCTTGACTGTCGTTGAATGTTGTTTTGTTTGTATTTGTCGGTGGTAGTATGAGTGAGTTTATTAGTTTTTTTCTGTTTTCTATGAGAGTATCTTCAAGACTACCGGGTACATTCGAATAAAATAGTTCACGAACTTTCTTTTTGTCCACAGCAACAAAGGTTGTATAGTCCTTGAGTTTGTTGGTCTCCATGAAATTCAGAAACTCAGTTGCGGTTTTATTTTCTTTTTCGAAAACAGGTTTGGTTTGAATTTTCCAATAGTTATCAAATTCCGCTTCGAGGTTACTATTCCCTTGTTCCATCAAAGATGTGTTTGTTAATATGTTACCAATAATTTGGTTTTTGAATGTTTGATACTTTTTGTCGTCTGTTATTTCAGGACTCAATAAAGCGTACTGTCTTTGGAATACGGGTGAGTTGAACTTGGTGTCGGTTCCTAATGGGATATATGTATCTTCTTTAGACATTGTCTTCCTCCTACTTTCTTCGAGTATTACAAAATTGTTATAATTCTTTCCAACCGAACTAAAGTTTGTTTGTTGTTTCAACGCAACAATATAATTTTTGAGATGTGTTCTGATGGTTGCCCCATCATTTACCATATCATTAAGTGTAGTTGAACCTGTCAAATAATAAACTTCAGGGTTTTTGCCTTTGGGTTGGTATCCGTCTGTACCCGAAACTAAAACAAAAGATACCTTTCTACCGTATGTAACGGTATTGTATTTAGCTATTAGATTATTGTATGATGTCTGTTGGTTTGTTAAATCTTGTATTATAGTAAAAACACCATTCAGGTAAGAGCCCCTTTTATTCTTAACATATTCTGTGTAGTTTGATTTCAAAGTTCTCAACATTTTGTTTGAGAAGTTTTTACCAGTACTCATGTAGTTTAAGAACAAATCTTGGTCGTCTTGAATATTTTTAAGATATGCCTCGAAAACCAAATCCACATTTTTTTGGATTGCTGATGGTTTTCCGTATAAATAAGTGTCATTGAGACCACTTCCGATTATGATTTCTCCGTTAGTATAATTCAGACCTAAGGTTGCCTGCTGTCTTATGGCTTCATTATATTGTGCCAATATCTCTTTGTTCTTGTTAATATTGTTTTTGAAATAATTTTGAGTACCTTCAACAAACTCGGACATAAACTGGGTATAAGAAATTGTTCCTGTCGTTCCGCTTTCTGTTGCAAAAGTTGTTAGGATTTGTCCGATTGTGGATGAATTACTTTGACCTGGATTATTTTGTACTTGTTCTAAGGTTGGTGGTGGTTGTTGCCCATATAATGATGCAAACTCAGCATCCAAGTTTGCCAAACTCTCCAAGTCTGTCGCTTCTGCCCTATCATCATAAATTTCTGTATTTGCGTAGTAGTTGAATGTGAGAGCGTTTTGTATTTTATCTACCGCCTCTTTGATACCACTACCACCAACGAATTTGAAACTTAAGGTTACGTTTGCAATCATAGGTTGGATACCGATACCTTCAGGATTCAAATCCAAGTTTTCATATTGTATTTGTAAACTATCAGGCAAGTTTTCATATTGTATTTGTAAACTATCAGGAATAATTTTAGTATTATAGAAGTCACCAACTCTGAGAATTAATACTGGTGGTGTTCCGAATGCTGTGTTGGTCGCATTACTATAATCTAATGTTGTTCTACCATTCACACTCTTTACCGTCGGAATAGTGTCACCAGGTCTCATACATTGATTCAAAAACGTCAATCTTGAATTCAATCCTTCTGGCGTTGTTGAATGGAACGCTGGGTTGAAAAACTGAAGTTTGTCCTTCAGGTTATCATACACCATAGGGGTATCTTCTTTTATTGATTGAAAGTAGTCACATTCAGAAAGCAATAACCTTAGCACTCTTTTTGATATATTGTCGGCTAATTTCGGTCTCTGTACTTCAGTTACTTCTGTAACCTGTTGTTGAGTAATTTGTTGTACTTGTTGTTGAGTTGTTACAATTGTTTGATTTTCTTTTATTGTAACTACATCATCATAGGTA